TTAGAAACGTCTACTGTATCCGATAATCCGTACGTGAGTTTTGAAATCCTGTTGGTGACGTTGTCGAACTTTACGTCTTCAACACGACCGGAACGTTTTGTGACCCTCATTATTTTAATTTTATTACTTTTTATTTTTTTAAACTATTTGCACGAGTGTTTGAAATCAGCACTTCTTACCGTCACTGGACCTTTCGTTTCAAATAAACGGTTGGGCTGGAGAAGAAACGAGTTAACATAAAATTTACCCTTGGCATCACCAACCTTGGCGACTGGTGCATACGATCCGACGAAACACTCTGGTGGTTGACACACTGGTCTTTCATAATTACACGGTTTTGTCATATACGATTTATCAAAATCGGCGAGTACTAACATTTATATTTACCGATACTTTTTTTCCAGGACTATATTAAATGTGCGACGCTCTTCACATAAATTCACTCAAACAGTGTCCAACACCACTGAACAAACTATTCTTTTCGGAGTTTAACATGAACGTTCTCCAGCGTGGTATTCGTCAAAAGTTTAAGGATAAAACGGGTATCGCTATAGATTACCAAAACCCAAACGATTTATATGCCATCATGCGCGTTGTTTTTATAAACAATTCGGGTGATCACAACACGAACGTTCAAGAACAGGTCAGGTACATGAACGGTATTGTTGTGAATACCGCCCTTGGTCAGATTCAGTCTGGAGTTGCTCAGTATATGGGATACGTCCACGATGTAGATAGAGGTCTTCAACCCATGGAAAGACCCATGAGTACATCAACCTACGGTAACAAATTCGGTAAAAACGAACAAATTGGGTTATAATATACTATAATTAACGTGTACATACCATTAATTATAATACAAGTTTTATTAATCATCATTTGTATTATTATTTTTTAATATTATACGATTCAATCACATAACCTCCCGTACCTTGTGCATTAGAATCATCTTCATTACTTGCTGATTGATCACCAATGTTAGTACCTTGTACTTCATCATCATTACCTGTTGGTAACGATGTAGATGGAGATGGTGATGGTGATGGTGATGGTGATGGTGTTGGTGATGGTGTTGGTGATGGTGGTGTTGGTGGTGTTGTTGGTGGTGTTGTTGGTGCTGGTGCTGGTGCTGGTGCTGGTGCTGGTGCTGGAGAATCACCGAAAAGTTCGTCCCATTTTTCCGTTAGCCATTTTTCGACTTTTTTTCTCTCGATTATACCCCATACCATAAGGGCACCGAGTATAACTAATATTGCAATTCCAGCTGGAGAAGCCATTTTTATATATATAAAGTTTAGATTTTATTATGAGATAAGTAAATGACACTCAATTTTTACAAACACGAAACCGAAAAAATTTGTAAACGTCGAGGATGGGATAAAGCAAATGTTGATACGGTCTGGTTACTTCTAACCGAGGAGTTCGGTGAACTCGCATCGGCAATACGTCAGTATAAAAAAACGTTCAAGAAAGTAAACCTAAAAAAGGATAGAGGTACCGACGTTACAATGGAAATGGGAGACGTGTTCAGTTACCTTTTTCAATTAGCACATATGTTAGATGTAGATTTAGATGATATGTGGTCCCAGCATAACAAAAAGATGAAATACAAAAATTATGTTACACAATAGTATAATGAGTCATTTGTTACTCGACGACGTAAATGCCATGAATGGTATAAACCCATTTGTCGCGACAAACAACTTTTTACCACCAGGTACATCCAAACACATGTTAGAATACCAAAAGTATAAATCACCAGACAGTGAAGAAACCGAAGAACAAACTCGGTATAAAAGCCCAGCGTGTGGCGTTTTATCGAAAGGTGTAGGAAGACCGGGTTATAGGAAAGAGGAGTGTGATCTGTCTAGACCACTTATTCCAGGAAGAAATATAGATAGAGGGTTTACACGAACGGAGTTAAACGAAGTTAATCACAAAAACGCGTACATTATTGAAGAAAAACAGGGTAAAACGTGTAGTTTAGACTATTACAAAATACTCCTCGCGGTTATACTATTAACTCTGACTCTATTAATTGCAAGACGTTAAAAAGTGTTTCGAGTTTGTTATCATTTGTACACGTTTCTATAACTTTAGGTAACGTCGTTAAACAGAAATCACGAACCATACGTTTTTGCCAAGAACACGATTTATTTATGTACGGTGGTCTGAAAGTAGGATCTATAATTTTTACCGAGTTCATGAGTCTTATGAGAGAATGAACGTTTTTGTTCTCGAGTAGAACGTTTTCTAATTGGATCAAAACCATACGACGCCTGGTTTCGATCGTTTTATTAACCATAGTATCTAAAAACTTTTCGTACCGAAGCGACCTCGAGGATATATCAAAACTACCACGAAGTACCGTATTAAAGTAATCTGTAAACGTTTCGTACCCGAAACCTTCGATATACTTATTATATTTAACCTCTACGAGATCTTCGTTCGTATCTACGTTAATAAGTTGTTTACAAGAAATGACAAAACACGCCATGTTTACATTTAAAGAGTACGATATCTTTAAATGTATATAAAATGTGGACTTTGGTATGTAAACCAATAGTCTTACCCACGGGTATACCCGAACAAAAAATGGTTACCACTAAAACGTGTCGCATTGCAACCGTCTCACCTACAGATAATAAAAATAGATTCGTTATAGAATTACCAGACGATGTACCCGAAATAAATATAGTACGAATAGAAAACGAATAAAATGTTATGTTAGTATATTATAAAAAAATGGATGATCTTAGATTTTATATACCAGCGGTTTCTATAATAGGTTCAAATTTAATTACTACCAATCAGTGTGGTTCACTGATTAAATCTGCAATTGATGTACCACTCAGACCACCCGGTTGGATTTTTGGTATAGTTTGGCCTATATTATACGTGACAACGGGTCTCGCTTGGAGTTGGAGTAAAAAAGACTTGTTATTTTCACTCGTAACAATCATGTGTTGTTTATGGTTATACGTATATTCGTGTAAAAAGAATAAAAAATCGGCGGCTTTTGTACTTTTATCCACAGCGTTATTATCTTGGCACTTAGCGAGAATATTATCCGGAAAATCCAGAAACGCGATTATTCCATTAGCTATATGGACAAGTTTCGCAACCTATATTAATATGTATGAAGCATTTGTTGTTTAAAGATACAACAATATCTTAATAAATGATACGCGAATATGCCGAACACGTATATAAAGTACTGGGTCCCGGGTATAGCGAGCGTGTTTATCACAACGCGTTGGAAGTTATCTTTCGAAAAAACGGGGTACCCTACGAAACGGAGAGAATAGTTCCTATTGTGTTTGAAGGTCACACAATAGGGAATCTTCGCGCCGATATAATTATAAATAACAAAACTGTACTCGAACTCAAATCGGTTAAAACTGTGAATGATGTCATGATCACACAAGCGCAAAATTACCTCAAACTTACGGGTATACCGGAAGCGTACCTTATCAATTTTCCTCCGGCACAGGGCGCGACTCTTGAGGTTCATCACGTTGGTTTAAATAATACATAATAGGTATCATCTGGTATATTTTTTTCCAATCACTTTTGGAGTCTTCGTAATACTTTTTAGGGTCTTTAAGCCCTTCAGTTATAATTTCGTTTATCTTTTCTGTGTAGAATCGTATCTCTTCTAAACAGAAATTGTAATAAGGGTCTTTACTATTCATTACCTGTATTAAAAGATTTATTTTTTAAGCTTATTGTTATTATTGTTTTGAAATTTTTCTGGATTGTTTCGTTTTTTTACCGCGAAATTTTTGAGCATGTTACTCAAACTTTTATATGCAACACCTTTACGTAAAGGGTTATTTCTTTTTTTACTTTTATTGACCTTTGTTTTTTGATTTGGTGATTTTGAAAACTTTGGTGAATTTGCCATTTTTTTACTATTACCTTTTATTTTTTTTCGTCTGACTCCTTGTTTTTGGTCTTTTTTTAGGACTCGGTTTTGATGTTTTTTTAGGACTCGGTTTGTTGTTTCTAAGTGGACTCAATGGTCTTAAATGTAAATTATTACCGTGTGGTTTTAAAAATAAATTATTCAATTCACGTTTGAATTCTCTGTCTCTATTAAGAATAAGTTTTAAAACCCTATTCATATATTGACGTCGTTCTCTGGGTGAAGGTAGAATACGAATTGCGTTAAGAAACACGTTTGAATCATTAGTGGAATGCAATTTACCTAAAATATAATTATATTTATTTTTTAATTCGTAAAAATTACTCATATATTTTTACGCAATATTTTTTTTAAATCGTCGGTATATATTCCCACCTGAGTTCTTCGCATATCTTTTTCCATATGACGTCTTGTTGGTACAACTTTTCCTTAGATTTAAGTAAAGGAAAGTATTTGAGGTACGAATCTTCACTCAAAAGTTCACAAAACTTATATAAAACGTACGAGTAACTCAAAAAGTTTTTACGTTCGCTCGGACAATTATCATCGAACGGTTTTTGGATATCCTTAAACATTATACGTAGACGTTCTTCGAGTTCTTGAGGCATTTTTGGGGGTGAAATTCCACTCAAAATGTTCGTGATATATGGGACGTGTTCGTAATACTTGTTGAGTTTGAGTTTCTTAAGTAAACTCCGAACGCGTGCGTGTGTAATTTCCTCAACAACCTTTATTTTAATTTTTTTGAGTTCCGTCCGCAATTGGTCTATAACCTCTTGTGGTATGTTCGTGGTTTCTTGTGCCTGAAACTGTGATAACCACTCGTTAAAATGGTTCTCGCGTTTATACGAATAATTGACGATTTTCTCGGACGTTTCCTGTTCTTCTCTGTACGTGAGTTCTTCGCTTATAAGTGTTGCAATTATCATACCACAGTTATCACACACGAGGTCGCTCGTATCCGAAAAGTGAAAAACGTTACTTTCAGGACATTTCGGACACTTTTCCTTTTTCTTTTCGACGGGTCGATCTATATTGTTCACTTTTTCAACATCTATGAGGTAATCGTTAAATATATCTTTTCTTTGTAAACCGGTTGTTTCTTTACAATTAAAGATATTATCCGTACTCACTTCGCGTTCAAGTTCTTCGGTATACTGTTTCATGTAAGGCATACACTTTATTATATAATCTGACATTTCCGATTCGTGCATAGATTTGTTTATAGGATCATCACGTATTAGTTTTTCCCATGTTTTAATCTTATTATTATAACGGCTTAAAAAATTACCTTCCATATAATAATTAAATAAACATGTTACTCAATCTTTTAACTAGCGTTATATTATGGATTCACGTATCGATAAAAAATATTTTTTCAAAACCAGACTATAAAATAATAGAATCGTCAATGGAATATAAACTAAACAACGAAAAAACACCGAGTGAACTTGACGAATTTTGGGAAGACGAGTTCGAAGAATGGGATGGTGAAACAGAGTTCTTCTATAAAAAAATAACGGATAAAGATTATAAAAATACACAGATTCCAAGTAACGTAGAAAAGACTATCCTTCGAATTAAGTATTGGTACAACGATAAAATGTACAAATACCTTACGTATGATATGAACCATGTTTGGCCTCCTCGTTCCTCATCGGGTATTTCTTTTAACATACCAATCGTAAGTGCACATTTGCTCGATTCGTATGATAAACCAGTGAAAGATTTACTCAACAAAATAAGAAGATACGCGGGACCTCGTCTTGATTTCCACGGCGAAAAAGTAAAAATAAGTGATATGTTATATTACGACGAAGAAACATTGGAACAAGAGTTTCCTACAATACGTATAAGAAACGCACTTGGTATGATAAAAAACGTGGATACTAAAACTGGGTACGTTACAGATCTTCGCTTACCTTAGTTGCAAGATAAAATTTAAGTTCGCCTAAATTCGCGACGTTATATTTTAATATCAAAAATCTATTCTGTTCTTCTTGCATTATCTGCACCGTAGAACACATACTCGTCGCTTTAGTAAAAATATTAAGGTACCGAAGGGAATATTTACCAGATATTTTTGGACTCTCTTCCGTACATTCAATAACCGTTTCTTGATTAGCAAAATCACCTTCGCAAAGAAGTTTTAAATGTTTACCATCACGTGTTATTTCAATATCGTTACCAATATTATACATGTCTCTACATATTCTCTGAAAATCTGCAGATAACATTGGTGTTATAGTAGTCATATTCATTTGTGGAACTTCTATTTGACTCTCGTTTATATCGAGAAGCTTTAAAGAAAATGTGGTACACGCTTTCTTAGATTCACTATGAATTTCAATGTTCATGAACTCTTTACACTCGATATTTATTACAAGAACGTCGTTGTTCGTTATAGATTTCAAAAGTTTAAAAGTATTCGATACATTTATACCTGCGACAATATCGTTTTCGCAATTATATTCTTCAAAATTATCCGAAGAGAGGTACATATCTACAAGAGACGTTCTCGCCGTATCTAGAGTAACAATGTACACACCATCTTTTTTAAAATATATATTAACATCATTGAGTATATCCTTAAGAACTTCAAAAGTAGACTTTATAGCAGAAGCCTGAACGGTTGCTAATTTCATTAATTTGAAATAAAGTTAATTCTTTAATTATTGTTCTTCGTTTGTTGATTATATGCTTCAGATACACTTCTACTTATTTTTTCTTCAAGTTCTGGTGTCATTGCGGGCTGTAAAGTTACACCGTAACTATCTATTTCAAACATTTCATTAGTACCTTCACCATCTTCCAAGGTCGTCATGTTACACGAACCAAATCCAGCAACGTCTAAATCTTTAACTGGTAAAAGCGATTGTAACCAATTTCGTATTTCGTTACCTACTAAAAACTTGCCATTCTTTGTAAGCATGGTAGGAACACGACTTATTTTATTTTTGTATTGTGGTGGTATACCGAGTTTATTTATATTGTGATACGAAACAATATTCTTGAGTTGTTCGTGTTTGTTTATAAAATCGATTACATCTAAACTATGACTACATTGTGGACTGTATATTAACAGGGACATATTACTAAATGTATAAATTAATTTTTTTTCTAAATAAAATCACAGTTATATGTAGATGAATACGTTAACGTTTATTGTGTTAATAGTTTTCCTATATTATGTACTGAACAGGATAGAAATGTACACTCGACCTGAAAAAGTACTAACAGAACAAGAGATGGATTTATCACAGTACGATGAAGTCACCGAAGTTTCAATGACACATGATCTTATGCAAGAAATCATACTTAAACTAAACGAAGAAGTTTCACAAAAAACAGGTATGTGTACGTACGTTATAGAAACAACGTCTATCAAAAAGTTTATTCACAAAGAAACGGGTGGCATAGTTCTCAAATGTATGTTCATGATTGTAAAACACGGTAACCCTGGTTTCGATTTTGGATTTTCTGTTTCTGCTGATATTGTTGTTATAAATCCTGGTCCTGAAATTAAAATTGCAAATTTAGAATCGACTTATAAAGATGGGAGATCTTTTAAAGATATTGTAGAAGATACAGAAAAATCTATAGAATCACGTAAATCCATGATAAATGAGCTAAACGAGTACCAAAAGATAAAGTTAGAAAAGGATATAAAACAATACAATAATTTTATGAAATCTTTAAAATACAAAACAGAAGATAAACCAGAAGTAAAAGTTTTGAACTTACGAACACAACCTATTGATACAATATATCCAGAAGACGATACAGTCTTTACAAAACCTACAAAAAAACAGGAATTTGTAGATTATAGTTTAGTAAAAAAAAGTGAATTAGAATCCGTCGTAAATAAAAAATTAATAGAGAAACAAATTTTGTCTTCGCAAGAAATGTACGGAAAAAATAATTCCGTTCTATTATAATGATCAGTATAGATGATATATCTCGTATAACCGAAAAACGTAACAAACTCAAAAAGGAAACTTACGTTAAAATATATGAACAGATCACTAAAAAAATACGCCAATCGGTAGATTTAGGTCACAAATACGTTTTTGTACAAATACCGTCGTTTGTGATGGGGTACCCTCACTTCGAACGTCACAAGGCTTTACAGTATATCATAAGACAGTTTGAAATAGGTGGGTTTATGGTACAACGTGTTGGAGAATACGAAATATGTATATCTTGGAAACCTAAAAAATTAAAAAATTCAGAACATAAAAACGTATCAGAAGATCTCGATGATTTTCCGACACTCATAAATTTGAAAAAAACGGCTAATAAATACAGGACAATGCGGTAATTATTTCATAAAAAAAATCCACTTAATCATAAATGGATAACCTTAACATATTAGTAGAAGCTAAACGAGAATATCTCGGTCAACTTTGTTTACTCATGTGTCCGGTTATGATTGAAGTTTTTGAAGAAATGTATGAAGAAGCATACAAACTCTCCAAAGGAAGAAAAGTTTTGATAATGTTTCAAAAATTGTTAAAAGAAGTTCCAAATTGGAGTGATGCGCACTCTAGAACACATACCGATAATATCGCGAACAGGTGTGCATGGTTCAACGATCTCATCGCGGCTGTTTTTGTAAGTTGTGTTAAAATTTTATCAGCCGTTCGATTGAGTAAAGATAATAAGAAAATTTCACTCAAATTACCAACAAATGAAGTGTTCATACAAATGTGCTACAACAAAGTCGCTGAAAATCTGTATAACAATCCCTACATATACCACGAATCTCAAGATGAAAATACGAGAAATGATAAATTATACGAACGTTTTTCGGCTTGTATAGAGACCGCTGTAAAAGAACTCATACCAGTACAACAGATATTACAAACGTACATGTCTCAACAACAAGAAGGCCAAGATCTTGATTTAGGAGAAGCCGAGGTCGGTGATTTTGAAGATCCAGAAGTAAATGAAGGGGGAGAACCGATGGAAACCGGAGAACCGATGGAATCCGGAGAACCGATGGGATCCGAAGGAGAGCCTATGGAATCTGGAGAACCGATGGAACCCGGAGAACCGATGGAATCCGGGGAACCAATGGAATCTGAAGAACCACCATCGCAATATCAGGAACCATTACCACAACAACAACCATCGTCCTCTTTCGTGGATAACGAATTCAAAACCATAAACACAGGAAGAGTAAAAGAAGATAATGTCTTATTTCCGGATGCACCCGAAACTCAAAGAAAAAAACCTCAATTATATTAAATGGAGTTTGAAGACTACTTAAGAGATCCAACATCGGCCGCCATGATAGCTGGTCTTATTACTGCAGGATATATACACTTTAAATCAAAACTTAACAATGAAGGTAAGTTACCTTTGAGTGCGTACAGTAAACCAGCCGCACTCGTAGCAATTTTAGTATTTTTTATAATAAGTAACGGAATAGGTAAGAGAGAAAGTATATCAACAGAACCGTTTTAAAAATTTTATAGCTTAAAGATAGCAAAACTATATAGAATACAAAATGACTTCCGTATCTGCTTTCAACGAAATGATGGGTCAATTTCTTATGGAACTACACAAAACTTTTCCAGAAGAAAAAGGCTTGAAAAAATGCATCTCCGCGTTCGAACTCATGAAAGATACTAATCCAAAATTAGTTGTAGATGGTTTCATGTCAGGCGTAACACCGTATGCTGATAAAATTTCTTCTAAAGATGAAACGTTTTTTATTAACGAATCCAAAAACTTAGATTTCATGAAAGATGTTAATTTAGAAAAACACTGGTCTTCGTGTTCAGAAAACACAAAAAACGCAATTTGGCAATACGTACAAACACTTTACATGCTCGGAACCACTATAAAATCTATTCCAGAAGATACTCTTTCTATGATTGAAGCAGTAGCCAAACAGTGTGCAGACAAAATGGGTGAAGATGGTACAAGTATGGATGAAAATGCTCTCATGAAAACCATGCAGGGAATGCTCGGTGGGATGTTGGGAGGCAACAAAAAATAAACTCGTTATATATAAATGGTTTCTTGGTTCGAAGACCCAAAACAACTCATTCGCTCAGATAAAGTAACAGAATTTTGGCCATCGGAAACACTTGCTCCAGAACAACGTATAAATGCCGCTTCTCGATTCATAATATATGCAACGTGTGTACTCTATCTCATTAATAGAGATGTACGCATGTTTATAATCGGAGGAACAGCTCTAGGTGTTCTTTATGTAATGGAACGTTCAGGTATGATTAAAGACCATATCCCCAGGCCTGAACAAGAACAAATAGGTATGACGGGTGGTTGTCAACAACCAAGCAAGGAAAATCCAATGGGTAATTATTTAATTAGCGATTTTATAGACAGACCAGATAGACCAAGTGCATGTGAATACTCAACCGTAAAAAATAAGTGCAATAATTACGTTACAGACGGTATTTCGTACGGACCAGCGCGTTCACGATCATCTTTACCGGAATACCAAAGAAATGCATTATCTAGACAATTTATAACCATGCCAGTAACATCTACAGATTGTGGTTCTCACTACGAATTTATACACGGTTCTAGAAAAGATACGTGTAGACAAGATCCACGTTTGTGCGATCCAAACGCGAGAGGTGTACAACTCGAAGCTTTCGCAGGTTTAGCACCAAACGGTGATGCGAGAATAACAGCCAGTAGATCAGTGTAATGTCAATTTTATATTTTAGATGTCTTAAAAGAAAAGTAGGTACTCGATTTGCTTAAACAAAATCTTACGTAATAGTAAATGGCGTATCAACTCCAACCAGGATTAAAAATTGTTCAAGATAAAGCTGTTCCAAGTGTATGTGCCACTGAAGAAGTGTTCGTGTATCCTCAGCCCAGTACTCTCAACTATGGTTCTTCTAGACCAAACACCATGCTCTATGGTACAGCTCCATACATGGCAGGTAAAGGTTCACCAGCAGAATTTATAGAAACGAGTGATGCTCTTAGACCACAATCAACTTCTCAATTTAACAAAATATTAGCCAAGACGTACGAAAGAAACTTTCACCCATTACAAAATGTATCCTGTAAAGTTCCCCTCAGAACCATGAGTTATGAACCATCGAGCACGCGTGCCGAACTCCAAAACGGTTTGTTTCAAAAAAGATACATGGATAAAAATGTTGATAAGAAATAAGAATGGCTGATCCCATCTCAATATTAGCTATAGCGGGTCTTGTTTACGCCGGTCGTAAATTAAGTAAACCAGAAGAACAAAAACCAGAAAA